AGACAGAATCTAATGTAGACATCATAAAATTTAATTTAATAAAAAAAGGTTTAATTACGATATAAGTATAATCTAAATTAAACCTTTAGTCAAATTAAATTCCAAAATTCTTATCCATGTCTACACTGAAGGAATCTCTAATATCCTTGTCGGAGAAGTTTTCTACCTCATCTGATGTAAGAACATACTCATTTTTTCCTGACCTTTGAATATCTTGTTGTTTGTCGTCAAAGAAATCTGTCAATTTTTGATTAAAAGGTCCAGAATCTAAACTTCTAAGTTCTAATTTTTCTTGCGGAGTTTTTGGTCTATATCTTTCAACAGCTTGTTCCAATGAATTAATTTTATTGACTAAATTATCCATTTCAGCAAGTTTGGATTCAAGTTTTTGAAGTTGTCCAAATAACTCTTCAAAGTAAGAATCTTGTTTTTCTTTCATATCCTTCTGAGAAGTAACTAATTCGGTAATATCCAATTCCTCAGTATCTCCACCTTCCTTCTCTGACTCACCTTTATTGTCAACCTTTTCTACATCAGGATCATTTTCAACATCAACAACCTCAGTTCCTCCTGTTGTTGCCCCCTCAGCACCGGGAGCTGGCGCCGCACCTCCGGGTGGAGGGGGAGCTTCTCCTCCGGGCGGTGGAGGAACATCTCCTCCTGGCGGAGGGGGTATATCACCTCCGGGTGGTGGGGGAACATCTTGCTCATTTATATATTTATTGATTTTCTTAAATCTATAAATTTCTTCTATAATTTTTTTATCAATACTCATTTTTTAATCATTTAAAAGTCGTTTAACCCCAGTAAGAGTCTCTACTTGAACCTTCTTATTTTTGTTGATCATATCGTCAACTCTTTCAATTAATCCGTCTTTCATTCTGACAGTATAACAATCTCCACTATCTAAATCACAAACTTGTTTAGTTCCATTTCCTAAATCTTTTTCAGTGGTTCTTGTGTTTTTACCAAGATAACTATCTAATATTAATTTTACATTCATAAAATTTCGTTTACATATAAATATATCAGTAATAACAAATGTTACCATATAATAATACTAATAAAACTAAGTATTATTATATGACCTATTAATTGTTGCACCATTACTAAATTTTATCTTAAATTGAACTCCAGGTTTATCATATGAATCTACCGCAACTTGAGCTTCTGGTTTAGTGGGATCACAAAAGTTAATGTCAGTATCCCATATTATTGATGTTTGGCTATTTGGTATGACTCCGAGTTCACATTTTTTATCATCTCCTGAACATCCGAAACCATCAAAAGATTTAGATAAGATAGTTACACCATTTGCACAAGTAGTGTTAAATTTAGTCAAAGATAAGGTTCCTATTTTAGTGTCTGTACCTCCACTACTTATTATGACATCTGCACTAACGTTATTAGATAATTTCAATGTCCTATTAGTATTACCTCCCGGTGTTTTTGCCTCAGCCGTGAATATCAATTCATAATAAACATCTGAACCATTTAATCCTACCTTTCCAACACCTAGTTGACTAATAACAAAGTTATCATCAAATTCAGGTACACCATTTGGTGTAGGACTTGGTGTAGGACTTGGAGTTGAGCTTGGTTTAGGTGTTGAATATATATTTAGTGTTCTAGCTAATTTGTCCGCATCTTTCACTTTAGATAATAGCTGATCATACAAACTTTTATTGTTCTTCTTGAAGTCATCATAAAAAGCGTCCGGTTTTGGATCCTTATTCCAATTTAATATCCAAAGTTTTAGATAAGATTCGGGATTCGTCAAATCTACTTGCTTAGTAAAATGACTCCATCTTGCAGATGTCAACAAAATCATATTTTTTGAATTTTCAAATGAAGCATATGGTATACTTTTCTTTTCATTTGCAGGAATCTGACAAGCATATTGGTTTTTAATTAATTTGGATGAACTTTCCCCATAATAGATTCCCAACTCAACACCCGAAAAATTGTTATTAAAGGAACCAAAGTTACCACTTTTATCCCAAGAATATAAATAAATGGTGATGAATGTCATGATTCTTTTCTTTTGTGCCTCGTCATCATTTCCTGGAACCTCACTGATAATTTCTTTTGCCATATCACTTGAGTTCTTGACAGCTTGCGTATCCTGTGTTGTGATCGTATAATTAGAATATTTAGAATTCAATAATTTTTTACAATCATCTTTTGGATCCAGTGTTTGTCCCCAAGATACGTTATACTCTACATATGAAGTTGACGCGGTTGACGCACTAGATGATTGTGTCGTTTTAACTTCTTTTCTTTGGAGTTTTTCTTTCAAGGATAGGTATAATTGCTTATACATAGCTTGTAGATAATTTTTGATTTCAGGGTAACTGAACATTTGTTGTCTGGTACCTTTGAAATCAGTATTGAATGATCCCGGACTTATTTTGTGACTTACTTCTGTTATCCAATATGGTCCCGTGAACATAGGAACGTGTTTCAAGTTAAAATACATCTCAGGTTGAATCATAGCATTACCCATAGAACTTACTGAACACGTATAAGCTCTTTTTGAATATAGGTCCCATAAGGAAACATTCTGTGAAGAAAAATCACCTCCGGAATATTTTTTTATCAATCTTTCGTTTGCTAGAACAGATTCTAAAGTTTCTTTACCGGCATCCTGTCCAACACTGATACTTTTGAAAATATTCTGATTTCTTATTCCTACATCAACATTGAACGCCACAACTTTGTTTGATAAAGCCCAATCTTTTTTATTTATCAAATCATCCAAAAGCGGAATCTCTGAAACTCTCCTAAACTCAAAAGCGTCCGACTTAAATCCAACTTCTTTATTTTTGTTCATATCCAAATGTTCACCGGGAATTGTTCTAAGAATACACACCATTTTAGGCGATGTCTTTCTCAAATCAACATTCAAAAATGTTCCAAATATTTCATTACCAAACTCTAAAGTCCCCTCTATTTTTGGTACTGCATCTTTTTGTACCTCACTAACACCATAGAAGTTTGCATAGGAGGATCTCATTGAAACATTGAAATTATGTTTTTCTAGGAGAGATGATAATATCCCCCAAATAGTTACAGATTGATTAGATACAAAATCATTTATTACTTTTACTTTTATTACATCAAAGAAATGCTTGTCCCCTATATTCCTATTCGCCCTATCAAGTATTAAAACATCCTCCATGAGACATTTTTGGTTGAAATCAAATCCCGCAATCCACCTATCATTCAAAGCTTTAAAACTATCCCACAAGCTTAATGGTAAAACTTCACTATTGATTGCCTGAGTTTTTAAAAAATCTTCTTTTGATTCAACCACATTTGGAAGATCGTTTTGTAAATTTTTGAAAACAAAATTTATTGTTAGATCCAAAAAGTTTTGTGTTCTTGTTATATATCCATTCAAATCGTTTGTGAAAGTTGACCAATTATAAGCCGGATTATTCTTCTTTTTGGTTGCATATATTTTTATTAATGGTGCAAGACTTTGAACACTATCTTCGTTGAAGACAATATTTCCATCAATGAAAAAATCAGTTATATATGATCCTTGATTTGAATACCTCAGACCATCAACATTTGAAAACCCTACGTATAATTCAAGTAATTTCCAAGTTTCGGGGTAAGCCGCTCTTGATTGTTGTAAAGTTGTCCCCCCGGGAGTTGGGAGAGATCCTGATACGTAAGCGTTAAATGTGTAGGGTTCTTCAATTGCATTCACAGTTGAAAAACTATCAAACAATCTTCTATCATAACCTCCGGGATTACCAATTTTCATTATCTCATCGTATTCTAAAAATTGTTTGATGTTCGTAATAAATTTAGTGAATTGTGATTTCTGTATGTCACTAACGAATTGTTTTGATGTACTTGTTACAGGGGTATCAATTTTCAGTAGTTCTACCATCATCATTTGGAAATTCTTAAATTTCCCACTTGCATTTATACTTAATTTTGTAATATCTATAACACTAATTGTAGTATCACCAGAATTAATAATTTGAACATCATACATTGATCTTGTATAATCTAAAAACTCTTGTTCTAATTTATCTAAAACTTTTATATCAAATACAGAAAATATTTCTTCTATTGATGTGTAATCATCTTGTTTATTAAGTGAAAAGGATTCTTGAATTGGCTCATTAAAGAATATACTTTTCATATATGAGGTAGGTTTAGGTATATCTACTTGACTGTTGTCAAAATACCCGTAGTTAGGTAATCCCCAAAGTGTTCTAATAGAACCATTGTATACCGCCGGATTATCTTTAACATTAACCTTCATTTTATTTTTATCGTCAAAACATTCAAACTGAGTTTGATTTATATTTGAACCGAAAGATGGTACAACATATCTCACATTTCCCTCTTTATCAAATAAAGTCGTTGACCATGTTCTAAATCTCAAAGATTCTTTCGGGTTTGAAGGGTTATACTTTTCTAATTTGTTGAATGAAGAACTATCTGTAAATTTTATTTCTATAGAATCCCCAGTTGCATTTACGAATTCTTGAATCTCATTACTTGTATAATCAGAAAATAAACCGAAACCTCTACAAAAAATATTAAAGTCATTAATTACTTTTGGATAAAAACCAACATTATATTCTTGTACAACATCCGATAGTATAGTTGTTGTTTTATCAAGTGCAATTGTTTGTTGAACACCATCCAAATCTAAAACGTATTCTTTCTGTGGATTTTTGGTTATTGGATCATAGTTTTGTTTTGCATCAAAATTTTTCCAAATATTTTCCAATATATCAACACCATCCTTTTTCCATACCTTATACCTATGCCAAATACTACCATATCTCAATATCCAAGCATATGGAACTCTATGAATACCTCCAAACTTTTTAATACTTGCAAATATATAATCTAAATCAGTTGTTTGTGAATTTGAGTATGTTTTATATTTTTCTCTTAAAGTAGCCAATGGCAAACTATTCAAAAACAAATACGCAGCAGAAACATAAGGATATAAGTTACCTGATGTAAATCTATTAACACCCTCTAAAATAGCATTAGTGAAATAAGGCGTGTTTAAAATTGAAGTTGTTTGAATCTTATTGATTAAACCTGTATAATTTTTATAAAAGATTCCTCCTTCTGTTGGTATCTGATTTTTAATATTTGTTGTTCCAATTCGTCCCTCATAGAAATTTTTGAAGTTACCCCCTATAAAAGAATCTTGTGTCGGATCCGGTAAACTTAAAGTTCCATAATAATTAAAATTTGTGATTGGTCTAATTTCTGTTTTGGTTGTATCTTTATTAAAATTAGCCAACATCTTTTTATCTTCATTGAATTTCAAAGTTTTTGTAGTATTCAATGTATTGAAAAAATCTGTTGTTTTTGAACCATCCGCTAAATTCTTTTTAAACCAATCATTAACTGCAAACGGGTATGTGTCTAAAAATTCAAAAGTATTTGATGTTGTACTGTTCAAATAATCTATTATTTGTTGTTTCTGTTTGGGTTCGGGATTTATCTTGTTGTTATTTGGATCTATAGTTGATTCTGATAAAATACTAAAATCAGTTTGAACTTCGTTTTCAATATAGTTTGTAACAAAAATGTCTCTTATGTATTTCTGCCAACTTTCTCCTAATCCCTGATTTGAAACATTCGCCAAATAAGCAATCAGGTTGGCAGAATTTAAATCATAATTTTTCAACTTTTGTATTAAAAAAGGATTGTCCGTTCCCAAAGCATTTATGATATTAATTGTTTCAGTTTCTGCTATAATTTGAGGTAAAATTTTTGACGCATTGTCCCTACCAAATCTTTGGTAAAAAGAAGATGTAAAAACTCTTTCCCAAATTTCAAAAAGAAACTTTACCTCTTGTTTGTTTGCAAACAACCTATCTGTGACCGGAAAGTCAATTGAATTTAGTGAGATTCTATCAACATTCTGATTTGAGTTTCCTAAATCCGAAAAAGTTTCAGTGGCAGCTGAAGTTATCACTTTAGCCTTTGCCCGAATATATTCCTCAACAAATTCTACTTCAGGCCAAATTTCAGTTAGATACGCCTTGGTTTTTGATATATACTTAGGGTCTCCCGGGTATTGTAGAATATATTTTTCACCATTCTGATCATTAGTCTCAACAAAATAATGTGGCCACGGATATACCGGAATTAAGTTTTCACCATTTATGTCCACAAAATCCTTCAAATCAGGACTTGTAACTGTTTTATTCTTATCTTGAACTACACCCGCCCTTACAGGATCGTTTCTTTTTTCCCACGCCGCGGAATGTATATCACATAAAACTCTGAGGAACGCCTCTGAGTTGGCCATAAAAACGGCAATCATATTTCTTATAGTAGGTTGAAAACCCAAACCATTATCTTTTCTTTCCAAGAAATCACTTAATTTTTTTTGAAGATCATCCTCTATTTTTTTACCCTTTATATTAGCCTGATTTAACATACTTTCAGTCACTTTGAGAAAGCTGTTAGGTAATTCGTCAAACTGAAACCAATTTGATTGAGATGATCCGATATTGAGTGAAGTAAGAATTGAACCTACATCCAATTCAAACTTATCAAATCCTGCTTTGTCATCTTGTTTAGTCTTTCCTGTTCTCTGTTGGAAAGTCTCTTCATAATCTATGTCAGGGTTAACAACACTCAAGATCTCAAAACTTATAGTATTACTAATAGGATTAGTCCCTGATGAACCAAATGTAGGATTTTCAGATAATAACTTGTTGTATTTATCTATGTCAGATTGTAATTCTTGGACTGCTTTTATTTGATTTTTTTCTTCTCTTACTTCTTTTTTGAAGGTGTAAATTTTATTTTTAGCACCTGAAACAATGTAGTAGTTTTGAATATCCATATATTTCCTGAAGAATGAAGTCCTTGCAGTTAACACTTTTTTTTGTAAATCTTCCAAATCTCTAACGTAATTACTATAATCAGTCAAGGGTGACAAATCTTGTTCTGTAAAAGCATTCATTAGATTCTTTTCCAAGTTATTTAACCTTATGATAAAGTCTTGAACAGTTATTTCTGGGAAATCGGGTTTTATTAAATCCTTTGATTTATATTCTTGATATACTTCTTTAATTTTCTGTAACCCTCTTGTTACAGGAACTGTTTGTATTTCTTTACTTTGAACTCCGACGTTTGAGGGTGGTGTAATTGTAAATTTACTCTCATACATAAAAGGTAGTGCAAATAGATGTTGAACGGGTAATCTTTGTAGAACACTATATTGATATGTCTTAAACTTAGTAGTTATTTTAAAATTTCCACTTTCAGGACTATAACTTGCTGTAAAAGTTGTTAATTCAAGTTGATGTTGAACACCCTTCCCAAAATAACCTTTAACCGTCAAATAAAATATTGGATATGGATATGTGAAAAAACAAGCATAAGGCGAGTCTTCACCCTTTTCAAAAAGGGCTCTACCTCTATAATCTTCCATATTTATGGTAACATCAAAATAACCACTTACTTTAGTATCTATTGTAATATCAGTAATACCTAATAATCCTGTATCAATATTTTTTGTTATTTGTTTTACATAACCAAGAGGATTACTATCAGGAGTTTCTTTAGTTTGGTTAGCACCATTTCCTTTTATTGTATCTAAACCCGTTATTTCATCATAAAACTCATCTGTCAAAAATTTCTCTTTCTTGGGATTCAAAAAATTAATGGTAGCAACAGAAATCAAATTACGTCTTGTGTTGTTATCAACACCTAACGCCAACCTTGTTCTTGGAGTTAAAGCGCATTCTAAATTTGCATAACAAACTAGATTTTCGTTAAACACTGCTCTCTCTTTGACCTGTCCTTGAGAGTTTATAACCTTATTTGGGTCAACTAGTACAACATTTTGATAATCAAATTCAACATATATATTTTCGTTGTTATCTACCATAATAAAAGAAGTGGTTGTTTAGTTCTGCCTCATAATCTTGTACTGAGGCGATAAGTGGAAAAGGTATAACTAACAATCCTCTATCAGGAATATTCCATTCCAAACCTCCATATTGTGGATTTGCCGCTAAAATTAACCATCCAAAAAGTGGAGACCCATAAAATTCTTGACTTATTTTATCTAATCTACTCACATTGGTTCTATAAATATAATTTTTGTCCGATGTTTTAGACGGAATCTTAACATATGGTACAACAGTTTGTTTACCATTAATTAAAAAGTTATTATACCTGTTAAAATATAAGTTGGACATTATAAAAATATAGTTTTACCATTAAATGTTTTTTTATTGTTATTTGAGTTTCCTTTTTTGTAAATATTTTTCAATCTATCTTTGTCAGTATTATTACCTTCTTCCGACTCATTATATGTGAACTTTCTTTCTTTACCTTTAACAAATACGTTCCATGTTTTATAACTACTTTTATCCCATTTATCTTTCAATTCGTTAAATTTTTTATCTTGATTTTCTTTTTGTGTTTTGTAATCGTCATATAAGTCGTTTACCCCGATTTTCATTTGTTCACCCAATTCTTGTCCATTTTCGGATAATTGGTCTCCGGGTAAATCTAAGTCACTTATCAGTTTGTTTCTTGAATTGTCATTAATTATTATATTTGACATCAATACATAAAATTTTCTATCAATAACAGTATCTAATGTATTACCATCCAAATCCACATCAGTATTTTCTTCAACATAATCTACTTCATAATTAATGAACTTATTGTCTTTTGTTAGGTTATAAAACTCCAACAACTTTTCAGATGCTTTTTTGTAATCACTTTTCAATTCATCTAAGGTATTAGGAAACTCATTGTTGAATGTTTCACTGGTTGATTTAATTTTAAACACTTTAACTTCTTGACTAGGCGTTATATACCCATCCTTTTCGGTGATTACAAAATCTAATTTACTAAATATTATGACTAAGTTTTGTTGTATTTGAACAAGTGTTTGACTCAATGTTTCTATAGCACTTGATTTGGAAAGATATTCATCTTCTACAGCTCTTATTAATCTATTTTCCACTTTTTTTAAATCCGTATTTTTAAATCTAAAAGGATCTAATCTTGTCATTAAGAAGACACTTCTGTCTTTTATTCCTCTAACAACATCATCTTTAATTTCTTTTAATCTTGATTGAAAGTCATTTGATTTACCCAAAATGTTCATTGAGAATGGTCCTACAAATTCAGAGGTTTTACCATCTGAATAATTATTTTTTTGAGTGAATGTTTGTAATATTTGATTGTTATAGTTTTTACTTAATTCTTCAAACTTATTCATTACAGTGTTCAGATATTCTTGTCCTGTATCATACAAAGAATCCATTATTTTTTTATATGATGTATCCCCTGTAGTTCCTGAGGATTCAGTTGTAACTCTTGTTAAAATTGTTCCTATAGTATCTCCACCTTGATTCTGTAAATTATTTTGTTTATCAAGTGTGGTTGGTGGATCAACTTGACTAAAAAGTTCCTCTATTAATTTCTCATCTACTTGTTTGAAAGAATCATCCGTCCATTCAGCTCTTTCATCGTAAACTTCAGTGTTCGCATAATAATTGAATGATAAAGCATTTTGTAGTTGTTGAATTGGTTCTTTCAATCCCATACCACCAACAATCGTAAAATTCATTTGAACTTTTACAATCATAGGTTGTACTCCAATACCCTCCGGATTCAAATCATATTGTATACCTCCCCCTTCTTCGTAAGAGAAACTTACATCACCAGGTATTATTTTAGTATGAAAAAAATCACCAATTCTTAGAATTAAGACCGGAGGAGCTCCAAATGCGGTATTGACTGCGTTGTTATATTTAGGTCTTCCATTTATATCTATTACAGGTATTGTGTCTCCCGGTCTTGTACATTGATGTAAAAAAGTTAATCTTGAATTCAATCCTTCTGGAGTCATTGAATGAAAAGCAGGGTTGAAATACTTGATTTTTTGTTTCATTGAATCGTAAACAAACGGATCCGTCTCTTTGATCAACTCAAAATAATCACATTCTGTTAATAAACTTCTCAGTATTCTTTTACCAATCCCCTCTTTAAATTTTTCTTCTATTGTTACTGTGGCGGGTTTTGCGGGTAATGGTATAAGATCAGTTCTTGTCTCAGGTGTATCTCTTGTAATGGAACCTTTTTTTGTTTCCGTTCTCGGTTGTGCTTTTTCAAAATCTATTGATTTAATTGAAACTCTCCTACATGCCATTGCCGATAGTGAATATAACCTATCATTCAAGTGAGTTGGTGTTTCACCACTACATGTTATATTTACATTTTGTATATTTTGTCCTTTTGTTTTTATTGTGGGTATCTGAATTTCTTCACCTTTAGGTGTTAAAGTTATAACAATAGAACTTGTAAAATCAGGAAATAAACTATCCAAATATGCCTTTACCGAATTAGCTCTCCTTTGTGATAAGCTATAGTTATAGTCCACGGATGCTGGTGCTGAAGCACTTGCAATCAATTCTATAGTTATTCTAGGTTTAACTGAAGAATTTTCTTTAGGGAAAGTTTCAAAGTATTGTTTTATTTTATCTACCAAATCTTTATTGATGAGGTCGTAATTATAAACGACAGTTTGTTCAATAAATGTTTTAGCCGTGGTGTTTCCCAAATAATCAGAATTACTTATATAAGAATCATATAAGTTCTTGAAATTCTCATTATCACCTTTAGGTATATCATTTGCAAAATAGAAACCAATATCCAAACATGTAGAAAAATCAAATGAAGGTGCGGGAATAGTTACTTTCTCCTCAGTTGGGATTGTTTTAACAACATTTTCTGTTTTAATTAATTCCTTATATTCATCAGATTTAGCTTGAACTATTTTTTTCTGTAAATCAACCAATTGACTTCTACTTAAAGTGTTCCATCTTTTAGCCAATTCATATATATCATATTTGAGACAACCCGCTATGAATGAATCAACAATTTCATTAACACTGGTTGTTTGTTGGTTCGCAAGTTCCTTGTTTACTATCAAATTCAAAATTGATGGGTGGTCAACAATTATTTTAAATGATAAAGATCCACTTCTTGTTGTATCTTTATAAGCAAAAATTGGTTCTGGTCTTCCCAAAAAACTAGTTGAAGCAAATGAAGGTTTTGAACTCTCGTTGAAAGTTAACCCATAGGGTGGAAACCACATAATCCTCCCTCCATTCGGCCCCTTTTCACATTCAGGTAAATCATCATAAGTTAATCCTGCTCTATTTGATGTTCTCCAAGCCAAATTTTCTATTGAGAACATGTATTTTTTTACTTTACCGTCTACAATATTTGTGGAACCGGGGTTTTTAAGGGGTGCTATGTTTAAATTATATGTATTATCTAAAACTGAATACGAAAACTTTCTTATATTACCATCTGTTTTTTGTAGATTTGAAAAAGTAAAATAAGGTTTGTCTTTCGTGAAAACTCTACAATATATGTTGTCGTTTGTATAAACACCTTTTGCAGGATTTGACCATTTTTGTATTTGTGAACCTTTGGTCATTGTTTTATAACCATCATTAAAAATGGTACTCACTTGATTTATCGCATTACCAACATGAGAAAATCTATTTGGTCCATTAAGATCATCAGCAGATGTGACAAATCTTTGTGTATAATCCAAAATAGATGAATTTTTAAAATCAAATGAAGTTGAATTGAATGGAGGTTTTATATTATCCGAAGTATACTTGGGTGATGTCCATGCAAACCCTCCTGTTAAATCACCACCATTATCCGTGATAGATTTCCCCGCTAACCCAAACTCAAATCTTTTATCCGGTCCTTCGTATTGTTTACCCAACTTGTCCGGACCATACATCGGAGCTATAATATTTCTACCGAACGGATCCAAAGCTAAAGCATCATTAGGAGAATCAATACGTGACGCTTCTAATTGTTTATTCCCTATGTAATATCCACCTACATTTGGTTGATCTAAAATTGAATTTATTGCTCTTCTTGCTGTGTCAACAATTTCTCCAACAATTGACCTTTCATAGTTGGGAGAATATCTATTTAAACTTAAGTTGAAATATAGTTGTGATTTTTGTCCACCTCCTGTGTTATCTATAAAGTTTTGTGATGGGGAATCTTGGGTAAACGCTCTACCAAATAATTTACCTACTCCGGTTGCTCTTTGAACCCCTTGATCATCTGTTGTAACTCTCGGGTCTCTACCATCGGAAAAAGCACCAGCAATTTGACCAAACAAACTTAAATTATTTTGTGGTTGGGAAAAGTATTCTCCGGGAATCACAGAACCGGGAAAATAAAATCCTCCGAGTCTTGCCGCAAAATCAGCCGCCGCTATTGCTATATTTGAAGGTCTTGTAATTACCCAATCTCTTTCTACTAGTGGCCTTTTACCCTGTAAAATTTGTATTGCTTGTACGGGATCTCCAACTGCATTGGGTAAGTTAACTCTCCCTACAGTATTTTGTATTATTTCTCTACCTATTCTTTCTTGAAATTCTTTTTTTAACACTCTTGATCCGAGTTGTGCAATAAAAGAATCTTGTGATAATGATCCGTTATCTCCTGTTGGGTTATCCTGTAGCAATATTTGATAAGGTGAATAACTTGAAGGTACAAAACTTAAAGGATCACTATATTGTTTGAAAGTTGGTATTGATTGAATGTTACCAATTGTGACTAATTGTATTTTGTTTTGTGGTGCATATTTGTTAAATGTAGGAATATCTCTTTGTATGGGTTCACTAATTTGTGGTAACTTATTATCTGAATAATCATACGGTCCTAAATTACTTTTGGTATTAGCTAACCCTCCCGCATCTATTATTTTCAAAAACCCTCCTTCAGGACCATAAGCATTTAATGGATACAACTTATCAGCAAAAGGGTCTTGTGATATGAATTCATCAGGTGAATCAATGACAGAATAATCACTTAAAACAGTCACATAGTTCACATCATTTGCCGGAGGAGTATAAGCACCCGGAACAGTATAAGGTTTAAGGTTTTTAGCCATTAATTTGTTCCTGAACGATGATGTTGAATCAAATGTTAAACTACTCGGCATTTTTTGTTGAGATGTTTTTTATATAAATACAAAGATTCCCTTTTTTTATTGGTTTAACAAACCAAATGTTATTGCTCTTTGTGCAATTATTTCTTTTGCCCCATCAACTATTTTATCCATGAAAGGTTGACTTAATATTTCTGTTTTAGTGATGTAATTAGCAAGTTCTGCTGGATCCATCTTTATTGATAAACTTAAAGGGTTATTCGGATCTGCCGAAACGAGTACTTTCCCAACTGATGTATTTGCCAAAGTTTGAACATAAGTTGAATAATTAACATTAGCTGGTGGTGCCGATGTAGATGTTGATGGTACCGAAGAAGATGATGGTATCAAACTTGATATACCCGGAATTGAGGATAAACTAAATGATCCTGTCTGAACTTGTGTCAATATTTTCATGAACCCTTCGGAAAATTTATCATAGAAATTTTTAGCATCAGGAAATGCTTTTTCAAAACTTTCTTTGAAAGCGTTTTCAAATTGATCACTAATTGATTTAAGAAGTTTTGCGTCAACCGTACCTGTACTCATTGCCGTAGCCAATTGTGCCGCAGAATTAGTAATAGCAGCTTCTAATGGTTTCCATGTATTTGGATCTTCTATTTTTTGGAACATTTTACTTGGGTCATAATATGTACCGCCTCCTTGAGTGAACTCCCTATTTTCAATTCCTATCGCAGCAGCACCTGTTGTTAACATTTCTCTACCTAGTTGTGCACCTTTTTGAACTATATTAGTTACCTTTGCACTTGAACCTAATCTTCTCGGTAAAATACCTTGTAAAGATTTTACTTCATTTATCAATGTCAATAAATGTCCATTGGATTCTGTTTGAAGTTGAACCATGTCTTTAGCGGGCTTTTCTTGTTCTGCCATTTTTGCTTCTAATGATTTCCAATCTTGTTCTGAAAGTTCATCTAATGCTTTTTCCATTCCATCAATAGTTACAACATATTGACCTTCGTATTTTCCTCCCATTCTACCTATTGAAGCTAGTTGAGCAATCATTTGTCTACTCTTTTCGTCTTTAGCAAAATCCGGAAAAACTATTTCTGACATTTTTTTCTTTAACTCCCCTGTTTGTAAACCAACATTCATCAAGTAATCCAAACTCATCCCGGTTGATTCTGATATTTGTCTTATCAATGGTTTTGCATAATCATACAATTCCATTTTTTGAGTACTTTCATTAAAGTATGTCAATTGAGACATGGCCTCTCCCAACGCTTCTTGTAGTTTTTGTGGATCATTTCTTGCCATGTCTTGTAATTCATAAGGATTCAATAGTGAAGTTACCGATACACCTAATCTTTGGAAATCCGCTGCCATTTGGACTGCTTTTTCAGGATTGAACAATTGGTCCGCAATTTTCAAAGTATCATCCATTTTAATCTTCATACTGGTCGCATGTGCGGCCATTTTAGCCATACCCTCAACACCATTCTGAAAATTAAATAAATTTATTTTACTCAAATTTGATTCTACTTGGTCAAAAACTTTTTGTGCGTTGACACCCGCTTCTCTTGCAACATTGAATATTTTTGTTGTTTCGTATCCAATATTTTTTACATTAAAACCCGCCTGTGTAAACACATCTACTAACTTGGTTACCCCTTGTTGTGTAACTCCAAGTCCGTCGTTTGTCATATTAACAGTCGCATATAAATCAGCATACGTTTCAGTTGTTAATATTGACATTTCACCCATAGACTCATTAACCCCTTTTTGGATGTCTAACAAATCGGCAAAACTTCCTCCCATACCTTTTACCGCAACCTCAGCTAATACCATAGAATTTCTTATTTCTTCAGCAAAAGCTCTGGATCCCCCGAATGAATAAGATAGTTTTCTTGCTACATTATCATAATCTACTAACGCTTGTAGTGCTTGATCTGTAAATCCCTTAAATTGAGAGGTGATAACTTTTTGAATTTCCGCCGGTAAGGATGATAGGCTCTCAACACTTAGATCTTTTATAGGATCCGTTAATTCTTCATTTTCAGAACTATTACTTTTACCATATAAATGAAATAACATAATATTATTTTAAGATAAATATTTACAAAAAAATTATTTAGGGGGCGTTATATCTTTAATATGTTGTTCAATCATAAATTTTCTTAACCATATGGGTATGTTAAAAAAATCTTGATATGAAACATTTAGATATTTCGTACAAATATAATATTCAAAAGCTTGACTTTGTTTGTAATCAGAAGAAAGGCCGAAAAAAGTCCACCCCGAAAGATACCTGTAAAGATACCTCTCTTCCTGATGGGGCGATAATAGTTCTTGTTAAGTCCAAACCGGGTTCATTTTCATTCATGAAATTTCTTATGTATTTTGAATCAGCTATTGGTAAACTTTCTATGGTTTGTTGTATAAAACCTTTTTCATTGTTACCATTTATTTCAATAATCATTCTACTCAACTTGTAAGTTTGTCTTGGTAAAACTCTTCCAGCGTAATAACTTTGTAATGTTCTTTCTATTTCTTCGGACTCCCCAAAAGAAATTGGTTTCAATTTTACATTAAGTCCTGATTTAGGGAGAGTTGTCTCAAAATAACCTTCTTCATTTGGTTGAACCTTTGTTTTTTTGAAGTTTAATTCATCCAAAAGAATTGTATGTGAAAATTCTTTATCTGTTCCTGGGTCAATTAAATTAAAGGTATATTCAGGTCCAAAAGCCGTATTTCTTAAGAAGATTAAAATTGCCTGTAGGTCACCATCCAAAAGTTCCTCAGGTCTTAATTCTGGTTCATAAATTTTATTTCTTAACAAAGAAAGAATAACACCTTCTTTAATTGAGGTACCAGCCATGATTATGTTTTCATCAGCAGCTGTTAAGTACCCAACCTTTACACTTTTCTTTTTAGATTTGTAAAAGATTCCTCCCGTAGGTAATTTAACCACATCATGTGGTAGAGAAAAATTTTCTTGTCCGTATTTCATTGCTTCTTCCATAAAAAAAACGTAGGGTTTTGTCCCTACGTTAAATATAATTAACTTTACTTTTTATGTAAATATTATTAATTAATAAACTAATATACATCTATCCATACGTAAAGTTGCGGAAATTTCCATGATCTTATCATCACTATAACCTAAATCACCGAATTTTACATCTTTAAGAAAAGTTCCTTCTAATATCCATTTCTCAACAACAACACCGGTTGGATCTAACATCTCTAGATCTACGTTTCTTTTATAACCAACGGCATAACCCATACGACCTGTTACAGATTCAGCACACAATCTTACCCATTCCATAAGAGCTTGAGAAGCTGAAGGTCCTATTGGATCTCTAAACTTAACACTTATTGTTTGCCATTCAAATCTACCAGCCACATAAGTAGAAGTGTTCAAAAATGGTATATCAACAACTTTTATATCTATAGAAGGTCTGCTCGCAGAAGTAACAAACCACTCATTTATACCTAATGGACTTGGAAATCTTAAAATAAACCTATTCGCTCTTTTCGGTTCGTAAGGTATAGGCATTTTCATTAGTAAATCAGCCATAATAATTAGTTTTAATTTTTTTTATTTATTATAAATATATCCCAAATAATTTTTTTATTTACTTTTTTTTAAAAAAAAATATTATCTAGTTTCCAGTATACTTAAATTTAACTCGCTTACTTAAAAATTCATCTTCACTAGTCTTTTCAATATTCTTTCTATCGTCATCTGAAAAACCTACAAATGGTAAAAAGAAATTTTTAACGTCATTTTTAATGTAAGCTTTTTTATTAAGTTCGTGTGATAAATCCGTCACATAATTAACAAACTTTTTTAGAGCTTTGACTTTTTCTTGTTCCGGGTTGGCCTCACTTCCTTTTCCAAAACTTACAGGGTAAAACTGACATAAATCTAAATATGAATTTATTAGTTCCATTTTGGACAGATCATCTTGATCCATAAATTCACGATATTTTTTTAAATTTTTGTATAGTTCGTTATTATCAATACCATTGGTATTTGATACTATATAGTTATATACCGCTTCTTTTAATGTAGTGGGGTTGTGTCCTCTAGCGGTGATAATTGAAAATATTGATCCTCCATTAATACATTCCACGAAATCGTTCCAAGAAGGTCCCGGTTCGGCTAACATGGAATCTATTATAAATCTTTTATCACCTTCGGTTCTAAAATGTCTGAAAGGATTTTCTGCATAACCAACTATTTGATCTCCTTTGTAGTTAAAATTTTCATTACCTATTCTTGACCTATACTTGGCAAAATCTTCAGTGGACATACCGATCTCTTCCCCTTCAGAATTTTTTAACATTATATTTGTAGGCATATAAACTATATTATCATCCCAATCAAAAGCATAATATTTCAAATCGGGTGTTCCTTCTTTAAATCCTTCTTTAATAATTCTTTTCATAATTTTTCAAAAAAAGTGGGGTTATAAATTACCACAAATTTATAACTTTTCTGTGATAAATCTAACCCCACCTATTTTAATGTTAGATATTTTCAAATGACGCACCTGTTGGTGTAATCAAGAATTCAATATCTATAAATTCAAGAGCTTTGGTAGGTTTAATGTAGATCTTACCAGTTAATTGATTTCTGTCTAAATCTTCAGGTGAAGAAGATACTGTGACACGGAAATCATATAAACCTCTATCTCTTCTGATACCATCTAATATAGGATTAACAGCATCTAAGAAATCTTGTCTTACTCTTTCATCATTCTGTTCAAACAACAATCTAACAGAAACTGCCGAAATTAATTTTCTAGCTTGAAGAAGTAATCTTCTAACATTGATACGATCAAGAGCGGATTCTCTAATTTGAAGAGTTTTGTTACCCCAAATTACTGTTCCCACGTCAGAGAATGTTGCAATTGGGTTAATTCTTCCTTGATAAAGAGTATCTCTATCTTGTTGTGTAAGTTTCTTTCTAGCCTTTATTGAATTAACAAGACCTCTTGTGTAACCTGCAGAAGCAAACCACGGGAATGAAATGTTATCAGTCAATGCTAGATTTCTTGTTACCTCAGCGGTTGCCGGGATATAAATTTGAGTGTTATTAACAGTATCTCTTGTTAGAACCCAAGGATAATAAGTAGCCGTATAGTTTGAATCTATACCGGTTTCTTCCAAATTATCAACCGCTTCTTGTGGATAAATAAGATCCAAATTATCGGTAATTGTAGGAACAAACATATTGTAATCAGGTGTTGTTGTAATGTAAATTGAGTCAGCTCTACTGAATTCAATCATGTCTATAGCTTCTTCTACTAAATTACTATTGTTAACATGGTCAATACCCGGTGTTACAAAAACATTTATATTAACCGCCTCAGGGTTAGAGAAAGTGTGTTGTCCCAAAAGATAAGCGTAATAATCAGTATTTGCCCAATCTCCTGTGTTATCACCAACAGTAATTCTTCTGAATAGACCCGCTCCGGTTGCGTTGGGGTATCTATCATCCGGACAAGCTCCTTTGAGATATCCCGATTTACCAAGTACAAATTGATCTGAGTTTGTTCTATATTCTCTATATATATCCCATCCGTCAAAACCTCCAGCTACAAACAAAGTGAACTTCCTTGCAAATATTCTGTAGTAAGGATTTTGATCATCATCAGGATCTTCACGGAAAGTTGCAACACCACATTCAAACGCAGGTTGGCCTGATGTTGTGAATCCTTTAGGTATTGTGATTACAGATGCACCCTCGTCCATATGGAAACCCGCAGTTTTGTAAGCCCAATCTTGTAAAGCCGGATTACAAACATCTCCAATGTTTTGTTTACCGAAATACTGATAAAAATCAGAATCATAACCTATAGAAGATGAAAGACCTAAATAAGTTCTTCTAACATTGTCACCCGCAGAAGAAACTGGATTATCAGTGCCTGAAGGGAAACCAAACGGAGGATTAAAGATTACTTCACCTGGGAAGAAATATTTTGTTTTATAGATCGGGAAAGGAGATCTTACACCATCATACAATCTAAAATTATATCCTTCAAATCCACAAGGTAATGAATCAACAGGTGCCTCAACATTAAGTTCAACCATGATAAATTTAGAATTCAAAGCAAATTCACCATCTGAGGAACCAATTTTTTTACCTACATAGTTATTCTGACCCGGGTCCATAGAACAATTAGTGAATTTTTCTAATACAACCGGATTAGCATCTGTATCATAGAAGTCTCTAACGATTACGTCAAACGTCAAGTTATTAAATGACATGTTAGCTAAAGAAATCTTCAACTGATCATTTGCACTATTCCCATCAGAAATTGATACAAATCTAAATAATCTATATACTTTATTACCTCTGAGTTCAGATACAACATAAGGACTTGCAGGACTTTGATATTTTTCGGCGTAGTATGCAATATTATCAATTTTACCTGATCTTGCACTATCTAACTCAATTATGTCTTGTCTTAAACCTCTAATGTATCCTTTATTATATGCCCATCTTAAAAGAACATCATATCTTTCTTCAACCATCAAAGGAACCTCTTTTCTGTCTTTACCAAAGTTGGATACACCAAATACCTTAGGAAGGTAAGTAGCGTCGGAAGAGGCCATTGAAGTTTTGAAAGTAAACAATTGATTGTCTTTATTAATAACATTGATACCAAAAGGAGCAAATGGATTCTTTCTAACAGCACCATAAGAACCTGTGAAATCAAGTGTAACTTTAGTACAATCATCAACTTCGTATTTAGGCCCATCGTCATCTTGATCAAAAATTGAAATACCTCTTGATCTCAAAGTTGCTATCACAACATTATTATATTCTGTGTAACTTGTACCTGTATAATAGTATATTACACCATACATAGTTCCTGAGAAACAAACGGGAGGTGTGGTAGAAGTGGCCGTCGGTGTGACTGAAGGTGTTGGATTATCTTCACAAGGGTTTGGTGGTGTAGGAGCCGCGGTTGTAGTTGTTGTAGTATGAGGTGTGTTATTAGGAAACACATATAAACTACCCACAGCGGTCCAAAATGAAAATCCTGAATAAGAATCTCCGGTTGGATTATCAAATAAAGAATAATACCATGAATCATTTTTTGGTGACGTATAATCAGCCAATAAGGAATCTACATTTGAAACATCCAATACGTTCGTTCCTGCTGTAAATCCTGAAGAAAGAGTTACATAGTCGTCATGTTCTATGGTACCAAAATAATAGATAGAGGAAGCACTCTTTGAAGGTGTCGTGAAAATGCCTTGTAATTGAGCTTTCAAATCACTATCTAAAGTAGAAGTTCCACCATCAAACTTTGTATACTCATTGTTAATTATACTTTGAATTTCATTAGGGAAATTTGTTAAGAAATCAATTGTATCTATGGAGTTATTACATCCTGAGAAATTTACCATAAAAGGTAATGTGACCGCAGTACAAGAAATGTCACAAGTTTGAGCGGTGAAATTGGGAGTTTTAACACATATTTCATTGAACCCTACAGTAGAACTATCTACGTTGGCTATTGTTGTTATAGACCAAGAAGGTCCCGCATCATATCCGGACAATCCCAAAACTCTCGTCATGAACATTTGATTGGATTGTTGTAAATAAGCTTTTGCTATATATGAAGCCTCATATTTAGGGATTTGAGTATTAACAAACTTTTCCGGAGAAGTTCCTCCGAAATATGTTTGAAACTCATCATAATTTGTAATGAATATAGGTTCAAAAGCCGGTCCCTTCAAAGCTTCACCTACAATGCCCAAAGTAGTTACACCAACACTCTGAGAAACGAAACTTAAGTCCCTTTCAGAAGTGTAAACACCCGGAGATACGAATACTTTACTATTTGTTGCCATTTAAAAAAAAATTTTAGATTTATTTATTTAATCATAAATATTTCTTTTTTTAGCAAAAAACTTTACTTTTCAAAAGATATTTATAAGTTGGCAGATTATTTTCTACCTTTTTTCTGCCTGTCATAGTTATGTCAGAAAACAAAAAAATAAAGAATATTAAGATATCAATAGAATCACACGAGGTTCTCAAAAAATATTGTGAAAAAAAAGGAATTAAAATTTACAAATTTTTAGAAAATTTAATTTTTGAAAAGTGTAAAGAAAAGAAGGATATCTATGGTGAATCCTAAACTATATTGGCTGTGAAGTTAAGTTTAGATGAATTACTTGATACAGATTTCACTATTTCAAACCTCAACAAATCTTCACTATTGACTTGAATTTTTGATAAGTTAGACCCATAATATTCATCGTTAATGTAAACCTCATATGACTGATAGTTTACACCATCTACAAAAGACAAATCTACTTTATCAAAAAATCTTTTATTAGTTACATTTGATGTTTCAGAAAACAAAACTTCCACACTATAAGTTGATGGGTTAGTTGATGGTTTTCTCTTTTTCTTTTTTCTATTGTCCCCTGAAACTTCATATAATTGTAAAACTCTTGAAACCGCTGGTTTGATTTCAAATTCGTCTTCATCCATTAGGAACCCTAACATTGTGAAATCATATGATTGTATGTAGTATTTCCTTTTTTCCAAATCCATAACTGATTCATCAGATACATTATCCCATATTATTGGAATATAATGTCCTTTAATTTGTGTGTAAGCTTGACGGGATGAAAATTTTTGTAAAACAACTTTGTTAAAACTATTTAATTCTCTCATTCTATTACAAATGATTTTAACAGAAAATTTTAAATCAACCGGAATTGGTTGTGGAATTTTATAAACATCTACGTTCAATCTGTTGCCGTCGTAATTTGGAACCGACGCATAATAAAATTGTTTTCTCACGGGAATGGTGTATATTGCAGGATTACCCCCAAATTTCATTTCCGGACTTTTTACAACTGATATGAATGGAGGTGAAATATTGTTATCCAAATCTTGAAAATTCCAAGTTTCAGTAAATTGAGCCCAATTCTGAGTGGTGATTATAATATCAACATTAGGAACCTTTTTACCATCAACAACAAGTTTAAGATCTTCCTTCACAAAGTCCAAAAATCCCCTATCCAAATCAGCATGAAGAATTGATTTTGGAAGAAAAGTTCCCTTTTCGTTTATTTTTTCCAATAACTCAACTCTTCTCGGATATAGAGTTCTCTGATATCCTAAAGTAATATCTTTTTTTATTTTTTTAGGGAATCCCATTATTATAGTTTTACATAATTAGTTCCGGGTATAAAATCTTTTGCCTCGTATTTTGGTAAAAGAGTTCTCCATGTATGTCCGAATGTTTTTTCAAAGTGTGGTTTATCTTTGAAAGATTTCCAATCTCCACCCCAAACCCAATTATTTCTTTTTAGTATTTCAACAACTTCCATCCAATCAGCTTTACCATCCTTATCAAAGTCAATATTGTCCTCCCAACTTGCAGAATCAAATTTTCCGTCATTATTGGTATCTTTAATTAAAACAATGTCTAACGCCAACCCATAATTATGAATTGATTGACCTCCTTTAGCTTTGGTTACAACACCTAATCTTTTACCATTTGCATCAAACAATCTTGTTCTACCTTGTGCGTAAATTGCGTCTTGTTCTGCAAATGTTCTTAAGGTGTAAGCAAATCTACAGATCGCCTTTCCGTTTAGTGCTGGAACGATTTGTGCCCTGTAGATATAATTTACTTCTTCTCTTACTGCAGGATGTAATAATTGAATCCTGTCTAACGTGATTTTGTCTTCCATATGTTTTAGTTTTTTATTCTTGCTTGGGCAATTAATGTATCATTACCATATTGAAATCTAAAAGTAAGATCCGGGTATTTGTTTTGTAAATATTCTAACCATTTTTTAACACTTTTCTTCGGCATGAAAGAAGATTTAACTTTATCTTCTTCATAATCAAACTTATCAAGTTGTTCTTGTGGAGTTTGGGTAATCCCTTGTTCCTTTAGAATTCTATAATATTGTGATTCAGTTAATTTTATTCTCATAACCCTCTAAATTCATTTTGACTAACAGGTGTTGCAATAATAGTTTTGTAAAAAGGTTTGTAACCTGCATAAGTATGTTTATTATCTGAAACAACCCTTCCGTCATTTGCGACAACATAATATCTAACCCTTGTTTCAGTTTCATAATATCCGATATAATCACCTTGATCAATATCAATACCAAGTTCATCTAAATGTTTTTGATAAACAGAAATTTTAATATTTCCTGGCTCAACTTGGCTTAAATTAGTTTTATTACCTATCATTTTATTCTCAGGTGCGGATACTTGAATATAAGCTTTGAATTCAACAGGTGCCATATACTTAACACCATCAGTCAATGTTTCACCATAAACATCATCTGTTTTGGTTTTATATCTATCAACCTTATATAACACGCAAGTGAAGTTCATGTCACCTTCCAACCATTCACTACCCATTTCAATATCCAAAGAATAATCTTCGGCACCGAAAAACTTACCAAGTCGTGTTATGGGAACCTTTTTTTCCATATTGATAAATATCTTTATTTTTATTATCTTTATATAAAAAGTTTTTTTGGAAAATGGAACACATTTAATTGAGAGAAAGGCGCTTGAAATGCTTGAGACATATTCAGGTTCAAATAACTATATCCTAAAGATCCAACACCAACAAAGTATTAATAAAAAGTTTTATCCTACCCGATCTCAATCTGAATACATATTAACTTTTCACGACACAAAACCAAAGGTTGCAAAAAAATGGGTTGATCTTGATCCATATTTTGCAAATAAAATATCTGATGAAAAGTTATATACAAAGGTTCCGGATCAGGTTTGGGTTGAGAAGTTATTAGTTGAAAAAGAAAAAGCATACCACATTTGGGGTAAGTTCTTTTCCGGTGAAACTAACCACGAATTTTGGTTACCAAAGTCGGCATTAATTAAAACTCACACAATAGAAAAGGTAGATATTGATTATTCAAAGTATGATCATAGACCTCCTTTATCACATCAGAAAGAAGCAATTGAGAAATTGGTTGGTAGTAAAAGATTTATCTTGGCGGATGATATGGGATTGGGTAAGACCACATCCACAATTATTGCCGCTCTTGAAACCGGGGCAAAAAAGATTTTAATTATTTGTCCCGCATCTCTTAAGATTAACTGG